AGACGATCAAGCAAACTTTGATTTTACACCGCCACATCATTCATCAGCACTTAAGTTTATATGTACAAGAAGATCTAGAACGGCAGTTTTAAATAATAGAGTTGTAATGAATTTAACTTTTGAAGAAGTCGCAGAACCCTAATGGCAATACCAGTTTCTGAATTACAAAAACTGAATCCTAGTTCAAGAATAGAACTCTTTGTGTTGGAACTTGTAGAGGGTTTGCACTATGCAACAGGTAACCCATCAAGTGTACCTACAACATTTAGATTTCATGCTGGCTCTAGTATGAACTCAAATGCAGAAATAGTTTGGCAGGGTAATTCATATCAAAGAGTGCCTATTAATTTTGAAGGTGCTGAATTTACAGGAAAAGGGCAAGTTCCTAGACCTACCTTAACCATTGCAAATTTAGGTGGTATTACAAGAAGTGGTTCAGTTATAACAATGACTGATTTATTGATAGTTGTTAATTTAACAACACCTCACAATGATTTAGCAGATGCCAAGCTGACACGCATTACAACGCTTGCAAGTGAACTTGATGCAGTTAATTTTCCAAGTAGTAGCAATCCATTTGGTACGCCATCATCAAATGAATTACCTCAAGAAATATTTTTTATTGATAGAAAAACAAGTGAATCAAGAAATCTGGTTCAGTTTGAACTTGTAGGTGCATTAGATCAAGCAAATAAAAAACTACCAGCAAGACAAGTTACAAGAAATGAGTTTCCCGGTGTTGGTACTTTTATTAATAGATGACTAATTTTATTTGGAAAAAAGATGCAATTAATCACGCACAAGAATGTGATCCAGATGAATCTTGTGGTGTCATAGGTGTAAAAAATTCAAAAGAAAAATATTACCCCTGTAAAAATATTTCAAATGAATTTAAAGCTGAATCATTTGTGATAGATCCTTTAGATTGGGCTGATATTGAAGATTCAGTAGATGAAATTGTTGGTATAGTACATAGCCACCCACAAGAACAAGATACACTTGAATTTTCACAAGCTGATAAATATAGTTGTAAGGCAATAGATTTACCTTTTTATCTTGTTTCGCCAAAATCAGATAAAATAGCAGTAATAAAACCTGATGAAATAGATGCTTAAAAAAATCAAGGTTTATGGCACATTAAGAAAATTTTTAGGTCAAGCTGAGTTTGAGGTTGATCTAAATAAACCAATTGAAGCAATAAGTTTTTTAAAATGTAATTTTAAAGGTGTAGAAGAGCATATGGCAAAACAGCATTACAGAATACAATGCGGCAGTAAAGTAATAACAGAGGATTTGTTAAATTTAAATACACAAGATGATATTAAAATAATCCCTTTAGTTCATGGAAATTTCTTACCTATTTTATTAGGTGCAGGTGCATTATTTGGTTCATCAGCGATTGCTGCAACGACTTTTGGAAGTACGATTCTTGGAACACTTCTTACAAGTGCCCTAACAAGTATAGGAACAAGTATGTTGATTGATGGTGTTACAAGTATGCTTTCACCACAACAAAGTACAATGTCACCTACAAGCCAACAAGATAGTTTAGACCCATCAGCTTTGGCCTCAAATTATTCTTTTACAGGACTTACTAATATAAGTAATGCTGGTGTTCCAGTTAATTTAGTTTATGGAGAAATTGTAGTTGGTAGTGTTGTTGTTTCTAATGGAGTTGATACTGTACAGGTGGAGGGTAATAACTAATGCCTATACAAGAATTTGATCAAACTACGGTATTTAATAACCCTGATTTACCTAGTGGAGCATTATCTTCAAAACAATTTAATACAATCGTAGAATTAATAGGAGAAGGAGAGATAGAAGGATCAGCAACAGCATCTAAAGCTGGTATAACAGACAAGACCTCAACTGCTTACTTCAATGCTTTTAAAAAAGATATTTTCCTTAATGGCAACCAAGTTTTACAGGAAGCGGCAAGCAATACAGCACCTTCTGATAGTGATTTTAATTATAAGGATGTAGGTTTTGACTTCAGACTTGGAACTGCAAGTCAGACATTTATTGATGGTATTTCTAATATCGAGACTGAAAGTGTAATTGGAACGACTGTAACCACTTCAACCCCTGTAACTCATACTGTAAGTTCTAGTGATATAAATGCAGTTCGTGTTAATTTAAGATTTCCTTCAATGCAAAAATTTGAAAGCAATGGCGATATTAATGGTGTAGAAGTTAATTTATTAATAAAAACTATTGAAAATAATGGAACTACAACAACTGTTATAAATGACACAGTAAAAGGAAGGTCAACTAACGCATATTTTAGAGATTATTTAATAAAATTAAAATCAACGACATCTTTTCCTGTTGCCATAAGAGTTGAAAGGGTCACAGCAGATAGTACAGACGCAACTCTAGTAAATGCCTTTCAGTTTCAACAGGCTACTAATATTATCTTCCAACAAAATGCTTATGCTAATACTGCTCATACTGCTCTAAGATTTAATGCTGAACAATTTCCAAGAATCCCAAGACGAGTATATAGAATAAGAGGTCGCAAGGTAAAAATTCCTCATAATGCAACTGTAGACTTGCAAACAGGTGCAATCTCTTATGCTGGTACATTTAATGGAACATTTAAGACAGATAAAGCTTGGACAACAGATCCAGCTTGGATACTTTATGACCTACTCATAGATACTAGGGCTGGTTGTGGGATAACAGAATCTAATCTTGATAAATTTAGTTTTAAAACAGTAAGTGAATACTGTGGTACATTAGTTGATGCTGGAAATGGTGACGGCTCTACTGAACCAAGATTTAGCTGCAATGTAAACATAACTCAACAGCAAGAGGCATATACACTAATAAATTCTCTTTGTTCTGTAATGCGTGTTATGCCTTTTTATTCGGCTGGTGGAATTGCAGTATCACAAGATGCGCCAAAAGATCCAAGTTATATTTTTACAAATGCAAATGTAACTGAAGATGGTTTTTTATATGCTGGTTCAAGTTTAAAGACAAGACACACAGTCATAAATGTCAGCTATTTTGATATGACAACTCAAGAAGTTGATGTTGAAACTGTTGAGGCTGATTCTGCTACTCAAACAAAATATGGTGTAGTGGTTAAAAATATCAAAGCATTTGCTACAACATCAAGGGGTCAAGCTGCAAGATTAGGAAGGTGGTTTTTATATAATGAACAAAATGCTGGAGAAACTTGCTCTTTCACAACCACCGCTGCTGCTGGTGTATTAGTACGATGTGGTGATGTCATAGAAGTATCAGATAGATTGAAAGCTGGTGTAAGGCGTGGAGGACTTCTTAAAAGCGTCACCAGTACAACAGTTGTTGTTTTAGATGATTCTGACAATACAGATATTCCAAGTCTTGGAGATAGCCCGACAATTTCCATTATTCTTCCTGACGGGTCTTTAGAAGAAAAGACAATAAGTGCAATTTCCTCGACAACAATTACTGTATCTTCTGCTTTTAGTACTGCACCAAATGAACACGCTCCATACATTCTTGAAACTTCAAATTTACAAACATCTACATGGCGTGTGATAAGTGTTAAAGAAAATAATGATAAGACTTTTTCAATTACAGCTTTGTCACATAACTCTGGCAAATATGCTTTTGTCGAAGATGGCTCTGCATTACCAACAAGAACAATTAACACTCTTACAACTGTTTTAAATCCTCCAGAAGGATTAAATGTAACCGAAAAAATAGTAACTATTAATAATAAAGCTGTGAGTAAATTAATTCTTGATTGGCAAACACAGTCTGGGGCTTCAAAATACGAGGTTCAATATAGGTTTAATAATGGTCAGTTTAAAAAGATAGAAACTCTATCAAGTGATGCTGAAATATTTAATTCTGATGCTGGTACATATGAAATTAGATTATTTAGTTTTAATGGTTTAGGACAACCATCAAGACAAGAAGCAACATTAACATTTAGTGCTGTTGGTAAAACAGCTCCACCATCAAACATAACAAATCTTACTTATGAACCAATATCTGATAAAGAAATCAGATTAAGATGGGATGCTGTTACAGACGCTGACGTTCGTGCAGGGGGGCGTATTCATGTGCGTCACAGCCCAAAAACTGACGGAAGCGGTACTTTCCAGGATGCAACAGATTTAGTCTTGGCTTTGAGTGGAGCATCAACAGAAAAAGTTGTTCCTTTACTTGAGGGAGAGTATATTCTTAAAGCGCAAGATGATGGAGACCGCTTCAGTACAGGAGAAACATCTATTGTAATAGATTTACCAGAAGCACAACCTAAACTACTTGTACAGGAAAGAAGAGAAGAGCAAGATAGCCCTAAATTTCAGGGCGCAAAAACTA